TTAGAGGCAAGGTCGATTTCGTCAAGGAGCAAGATTGCACCTCGTTCGAGTGCTTCGATAACGGGTCCGTTATGCCATACTGTGGCACCATTAACAAGACGGAAACCGCCAATAAGATCATCTTCATCTGTTTCGATAGTAATGTTTACACGAATAATTTCTCTCTTAAGTTGAGCACATGCTTGCTCTACTGAGAATGTTTTACCATTACCAGATAGTCCAGTAATGAATGTTGGGTAGAATTGTTTTGATTGTATAATCTTTTTGATGTCTGGGAAAGGACCAAACTTAACAAAAGTAGCATCATTCTCTGGAACAAGACTTTTTTCTGCATCAGGAACAACTGCAGGAGCAGCAAAATTTGCTTCAAGATTTGCTTTCTTTTCTTTAACAGTAAGATTCCATCTGCCCTTAGATACTTTAAATTGTTTTATCTTTTTGCAAACTGTTGCATATCCAATATCATTCATTGCACAGAATGCTTTGATATCTCCTGCAGTTAGTTCGTTTCCGTATGCGTTTCTGAGTCCATCAATTGCTTGATCTTGAGTCATTTTAAGTTGGAATTGCTTTTTGAAGTCTTTAGCGACGGTCATGATGTATGTATGTAACTATTATTATAATACACAAAAAAACACCCCCTGTGTAGGGGGTGTGTGACACTTTGTCGATTGGTTTTTATATTTCTGCTAACTTTTCATACAACTGTTCGATTAATTTATCTTTGGTGTATCTTCTGTCTAGTTCAATACCTATTGTACGACCATACTCCTCTAACTCTATCTTAGTCATAGTGTTAAGATTCACTTCTTCATCTGGTTCTACAGATGCAGGTGCTGTATCAACAGGTGCGGGTGGAACTACCTCTGTAGAAGATGTTATACCACCCATTAAATCTCCATATCTACTCATTGTTTTAATTTAATTATTTCAACAGTATTTATTCAAGCAATAAGTTCTATAAATTCCCCTAGGACTTTTTTGTTCATCTTTTTGCCTTTTAAACTTTTGGTAAAAGCAGATTTGATTTGTGCTTTAGTTGCATCTTCCTTAACTTCAAACTCAGCATCATTAGAGAGTGCTGATGAAGATAATGCAAAATACTTGTGATAGCCTGCATCTGAGATAGTACAACTTTTTGTTTTCTTCCAATCTTTCATTGCTTTATCAAATGCATTGCCAAATGCACCAACATAACGACGAATGAAATAACCATGCTCTCTACTATCAAGAATACGAATACCTATAAAGTTAGTATCAGGAAATCTATTTCTTAGATGTCTTAGTATAACTTCAGTAAATGATTTGTAATCTGAGTCTACAGGATAAGTATGTCCTGTTTTACGATCTCTTACATAGCAATTATCATGTACATGTCTTGTACCCAAGTAAGGATTTTCTTCCCAATCTCTTTGTACTTCGCGATGGTATGATAATGGATGTGCCTCTCCATCAGTAAGAATAACACATTGTACTTTCTCAACTCCATTTTCTTTTTGGAATTTTGGAATAATAGAATTGAATGTAATTAATGATTCGTTTAAGGGTGTTCCTGATAATCCCATTGCATAAGGAGTTCTAACTGGATAGTTGTAATCAAATGATCTATAAGCAAAAGTATAAGCAATACGGAATAAACTTTTGATTTGCTTATCTAACTCTTTTGTTTTTACCTTACTTGAAAGTAAATTCATTAAACAGAATCCATCATCTATTTGAAATACTCCTTCTCTCTTTTCATAGACTTTTGGATCTGGTCTACGAGTAGCATACTCTCCACAAACTTCTTGTCCAAAAACTTCTTCTCTGTATTGATGAATAGGAAATGAATTAGTGAAAGCATATACTTGAAAAGGTATATTAACTTTTTTACAAAACCATATTAGATTTAGTAATTGCTTTACTGTGTCCATCATTACATGAGACATTGAACCAGACCAATCTAAGAGAAAGATTAGACCATGATTTTTACCTTCTGGTAGAGTTGTAATTTTTTTGAATAGATCTTCGCTATATTTGTAAGTATGAAGTTTAGTGCAATCAAGAACTCCAGTTCTAGATGTGGTAGCACGAGCATATGCAGATGCAGATTTCTTACACTCAAACTCTTTAACAAGATAACTTACTTCTTTTGCAGCATTTCTTTTGAACTGAACAAAATCAGTATCTACTTTCTCAAACAATGGTTTAGAAGGTCTTAAACCATTTATTTCATTCTTATATGATCTTTCTTGATGTTCTGCTTCTTGTCTGATCCAATCTGCATCTATCATGTTATGAAGATACTCATTTGAAACAACTAACTTCTCATCATCTACCTTTGGCATTTCAACGTAAACACTCTCTTGTCCTGATGCCATGTTCGATAACTTTTTCATTGCTTCTTCAAATGCTTCAACAGTATCTAACTCTAACTCAGAATTACCACCTTCCATTCCTGCCCATGCTTCATCCATCTCTCCCTGATCCCAAGGTTGATTTGGATCTATGATGTGTTGATCTGGATCTGCATCTACTTCTTTATTCTCCTTATCTCCTTCTCCTGATCCTCCTTTTCCTTCTGATAGATCTTCTCCTTCTGGAAAATCTGGTAATTCATCATCTGATGGAGAACTACCGCCACTAGACTCACCATCAAATCCTAAATCATTAGCGTTTATCTTTAGTTCTAATTCTTCTTTCTCTTTTGCATCTTGAAGTTCTTGGCAGTATTCATATAAAACATGTGCAGCTTCTAATACATCATCAAAAGATTCTGTAGCATTTATCATAGAAACAATTTCACGTTCTCTATCATTTAAGAAAGGAACCTCAACAAAATTACCAATCTTAAAATGTAAGTTGATTCTATCAGCAAAACCCATTTCTTCAAGATTATCAGGATCAATAGAAAAGAAATTGTCATCATTCAACTCTTGATATCCGTAGTAAAAAGACTTAGAAAGTCCTGCATATCTACGCTTCATTAACTTCTCAATACGAACATCTTCAATGATATTAACAAAACTTGGAGGAATTTTATATCTCTTCCACCACTCTTCATCAGGTGTGTATAGAGCATGTCCTACTTCATGTCCAACAAGCATATCATAAACAATATTACTTGCCTTGTCCCATAGAGGAAGTGTTAGAACACGAGAGGAGACATTAAAAAATGCGGTCTCTACTTTCTTATGCTCTACAATAAGATCTTCTGTAGCAAGTAACTTTGCCAGTTGAGATTTGATTTCGTGTTGAACTGTCATGTGTATTTTTATCTGATATATCCATAATAACAACGAAACCGCCCCTTGGGGCGGTCAATGTGACACTTTTTTAATTGTCTTACTCTTGCCCTAGCTTGTCGCATTGCTTGGGGTTTGAGCGTACGCTTTTGCTCTTTCTTAGAGTGGTGTTGCCAATTTGGAACTTTCATTGTTCTTAGGGGGTTCTTAAGATATTTTACGGGAAAATCCCTTAACTTTGTCAAACTTTATGACACTTTCAAATTTGTCTAACAAGTCTGTCTTATGTGATATAACAAAAATATTCGCATCTTTAATTATATAGCGAATTATCTTCAAAAATTCTTCTGTTCCAAAACCATCTAACGAACTATCAAATACTTCATCCATGATTAGTAGATTAGTATTAACAGAGTTTTTAACTCTAGCAACCTCTCTCCAAGTGAAAAGTAATGCTAAATCAATTCTCATCTTTTCTCCTTCACTGAAAGAGGCATAAGAGAAATCTTCATGAATAGGAGACTGTACAGTTTCCTTAAACTCCTCATCAAGTGTAAAGTTGATGTAGAAGTCCATCATCTGTAGATAACGATTTATCTGTTGATTAATAAAAGGAAGATACTTTTTAATAATCTTCGTCTTTACACCATCATCTCTCAGTAGGGAATATGCAAAATCGTAATAGTTTATTTCTGTTTTTTTATCTGCTAAGTTCTCGAAAGTCTTTTGAAGATTTTCTCTAAACCCATTCAGTTTCTCATGTTCAGTATTTCTGTTTTTAGATTGTTCGGTAATTCTTTGAATTTCAGATTCCAGATCCCTGATCTGTCGTTGGAATCCAGATATCCTAGTATTGTTTTGAGAAATGCCATTGTTGAGTTTAGTAATCTCCTTTGATAGTTTAGTGAAGAGACGTTCTCTTTCTCGTTCTGATTCTATAGTCTCTTCCAGTTCTTTTAAACCTTTATTGAGATCCTTTGCCTTAGATTGAACGTCGTTAATTCTATTTAAACGAAACGATTCTTCTATTGTTTGAGTACATGTAGGGCATGTTACATTCTCGCTAAAAAACTTATGTTCCTTAGTTATTGTCGATACTTTTTGAGTAATTTTACCCTTTAAATTGTTAAGTTTCAGTAACTTTTGACTAGACCCAGATAATTTTTCTTGTTCTTTTGTTAGATCAGAAACTTTAACTTCTAACTCTTCATTAGAACTTGAACAATACTCCGAATCATCTATGAGGGTAGTAATTTTATCTTGATTTGCTTTTACACTAGTCTTTCCTTGCTCCTCTAACTCCTTCATGAAGTTCTCTTGCATGAGTATCTTATCTTTAATATTATCTTTTTTCAAATCCAAAGATTTTATTTGTTCTTTTTCTATCCTAACTTTATCCTTGAGGAAGTTATTCATAGATGAAAAGATTCTAATATCAAGAAGATCTTCAATAACTTCTCTACGGTTAGGTGCGGTCAATTGCATGAAAGGTACAAATGCACTACTACCTAAGATAACAATCTGTGTAAAAGACTTATAATTAACTTTTAATATATTCTCTTCTAATATTTTTTGATTAGTTCTATCATCTGCCTCTCTGTGCAATAACTCTCCATTTACTTGGATGTCAAATACGTTTGGTTTTATTCCTCTACGAACAACATATTCCCTATTATTAACTTCAAAATCAACCTCAACAAGAGTTTCCTTCTCATTAGTGGTGTTTACTAATTGAGATTTATTAATTTTACGAAATGGTTTATTAAACAATGCAAAAGTAAGAGCATCTAGTATTGTAGACTTACCTGCACCATTTGTTCCAACAATCAAATTAGTCTGATACTCTAGAAAATCAACCTGTGTAAATTGATTTCCAGTGCTCAAGAAGTTTTTCCAACGTATTTTTTTAAAGATAATCATAGTATAGGGAGAACAAAATCATTAATAGTTACAATTGAATACTTGTAGTTGTTCATTTTACAAGTTTTTACAGCAAGTTCATCATCAACTTCGACAACAACCATTTCATTAGCATATTTTTCACTGGTTTCTAGATACATAGCGTATCTTTCGGCATCATCAGTTTCTTCAAACATAAGAAG